ATCTCTTCAGACATTCCTATGCCTCTGCTAAGACAGAACTCTCCGACACTCAGCAGTATCAGGCTTCCAAGAATGCTGTTGAACTCTTAGCTTTACAGCTTTACGAACAGTCCATCGCTTCTGAAACTGCAGAAGAAGCAGCTGAGAGAATGGGTAAGACTCAGGCTGAAGTTGCAGCTGACATTAAGAAGGCATATCTTGATATGCAGAAGGGTGTTGAAGAAACTCTTAAGAGTCAGCTCAACATGTATGAAAAGTTTGAGTCAAAATCTGCTCTTAAAGGCGGAGAACTGGCTAGCAATATTCAGACTAATACTGATGCTCTTAAAGCTTGGGATAACTTATTAGGACGCTTCTCTAAGAGACTAGAAGGTGTTGAAGGCGGCTTACAGATTTACAACGACTTAGTCATTAAAGGTATGGATGCTATGCCTATAATTAAGGGCTGGCTCGATATGACCGACGAAGAGTTTGAAAAGTCGGTTAAGAACATCAACGAAATGCCTGAAAACATTCATTTCGCTAGTTCTCATGCTATGGCTGGAGCTGCCAATGTCGCATACTCTTTGGCTGATGGTTTCAAAGAGGTTCTAAATGCCGATGAAGGAACCGAAACCGGTGGTATTTATGGTAACGCTGTTCTTGATGGATTAAGGCAGTCTCTCCTTGGCGGTGGTAATCTTCAGGGCGAAGCTGCCCCTGTTAAAGCCGTTGCTGAAGAAGTAGCTGCTGCTATGAAAGAAGGTCTTGATCCAAAGACTAGTGAAGCTAAAGAAACACAATCGGCAGCGAGCGAACTCGGTGAAAATGTAACCAAAGCAGTCGATTCTACTGTATCTAGCAGTAGTGCTGAGGAAATCGGTAAGAATCTTGTTGAGGGAATTGCTAAAGGTATTCGCGATAATACCTCTACTGCAATCGAAGCTGCTGTTGATATGGCTATGTCAACACTCTTAGCTGCTAAGAGTGTACTCGGTATTGCTTCTCCTTCTAAAGCTTTCATGGAGCTAGGTTACTATTCTGACGAAGGTTTAGCTCAGGGCTTCTCAAAATACGGCACTGTCGTTAGAGAGGCTGCTGCAGAATCTGCGCTTGGAGCAGTAGACGAGATGTCTGGTGTCTTTGGACGTATCGCAGATATTGTTGATGGTACACTCGAGCTTGACCCGACTATCAGACCGGTCCTTGACCTTAGTAGTATTCAGTACGGTGCGTCTCAGATTGGCTCACTTCTTGGACTTAATGACCCGTATGCACTTAATGCTGTAGGGACAATTTCAGGAATTCAAAATGACGCTAGTTTGATGGCTAGTTTCACCAGTTCTCTTACTGATGCTATTAATGGTTTGAAGCCTGATAACGACCTTCCGCCTGTAACTATTAACATTTATCCGACAGAGAACCAGTCTGCTGAAGAAATCGCAGATGCGGTCTCTTGGAAACTTAATCATGACGTGTTAAAGCGTCGAGCTGTGTATGGAGGTACCTGATGCTAGAGGGTGGAAATTACTATGATGTAATGAGACATTGGCTCCTTATTGACGGGAAGCCGACTAAGGATTTCGGTGTCTACCTCTCTGGCGATGGCACCTTTAAAGCGGCAGAAAAGAACTTGGAAGAGTTCACTATCCCTGGTCGTAACGGGACTTTCCACTATAAGTCCGATACTTATAAGAATGTGATTGTCCCTTACGACTGCTTTATATTTAAAGACTTCAAGCGTAACGTAGCTGCTCTCAGGTCCTTCCTCCTTTCCCGAGAAGGTTACGTGCGGATCGAGGACACGCATCATCCGGACGAATTCCGAATGGGTATCTACCACGAAGAGTTCGCTCCGGATGTGTTCGACGATCTAACGGCAGCACAGTTTACGTTGAACTTTGATTGCAAGCCTGAAAGATGGCTGAAAGACGGCGAAAAGGTTAAGACTTTCACAGCCGCCGGTACGATTATTAATAAAACTTATTTCACTGCTAAACCGCTTATCCGATGCTACGGTAGCAGTGGGACTGTCACTGTGAATGGAGTCAGTGTTACTGTCACAGGGGTCAGTTCCTACGTAGATCTTGACTGTGAAGAGCAGGAATCTCATAAGGGAACTGACTATACCCCTAATTCTAGAACTACTCTTGTGAATGGTCAGTATCCGACATTAAAGCCGGGGTCTAATTCAGTGTCGTTCACGGGGTTTACCAGAATTGACATTACTCCTCGTTGGTGGACACTTTAAGGAGGTAATATGGTACCAATCCTATTTGCACCCTCTGCTACCTCCTTTACCACTAACGGTTTAGGGAGACTAGCTGATACAATAAGCTACAAAGTAATAGAAGAACTCAACGGTCAGTACGAGTTAGAGCTTACTTATCCAAAAGATGGTAGGCTCTTTTCTTCTATTTGCTATTCAGCGATTATTGTCGCTAAGCCATTTCAAAATGGCAGTCTTCAGGCTTTTAGAATCTACAAGATTACTAAGCCGATGAAGGGTGCTGTTACAATTTATGCACGTCACATTACTTATCAATTGAATCATATTCCGTGCTCTGCATTCAGTGGTCAGACTGCTGCTCAAGTACTTGCTGCGATTCCTACAGCAGTTGCGGAATACTGTCCATTTACTTTTACAACGGATGTTATCACACAGAAATATTCTGTATCTAAGAATTTACTTGCAAACTTAGATACTTCAGAAGAATCGGAATGGACAGCTCCTGCTTATAACTCCAGCAGTACTTACGCCGTAGGAGAATACTGTTCATATGAGAGTAAGAACTACCGGTGTATTGTAACTATTAGTACGCCAGAAGCTTGGAATGCTAGTCACTGGGAACGGATTACTATTCCTCCGGTAGGATACATTAATGCACGAATTGAGAACGGATACTTAGTAGAAGACGAGCATGCTGTTACAGTTTGGGTTAAGTGCGAGAAAAGTAAAAAGTATCAGGTAAGCAAGATGCTTGGACGATGCTTCTCAATTGGCACTTTACCGCAGCCTCCGTCTGAAGGAAAAGCTGTTCAAAATGTCGTTTCAGATCCTACACAGAGGAAGCTTGAGTACACAACAAATGCTACGGCTGAGTATATGGCTGTGTACATCTATAGAGAAAGTCTTGACGGTGCTAGTACGTATGAAGCAATGATTAATTCAGCTTCTATTCGAGCAATCGGGACTTACACATGGATGTTATACGAGCCTAAGTGTATTAGGACGTTCCTTCTTGGTGAAGATGACAATTCCATCCAGGCTATCTATGGCGGTGAATACGAATGGGACAACTACCACGTAATTCTTCATCAAAATAGAGGTTCTAATAAAGGCGTTAAGATTCGATACGGTAAGAATTTAATCGACTTAACGCAGGAGGAAAACATAGAGAATACCATTACTGGCATTTATCCTATCTGGAAATCAGAAGGAACTATTGTAGAGCTGCCCGAAAAGGTGGTTCATGCAGCAAATGCTAGTAATTATCCATATTTAAGAACTGTAATTCAGGATTTTACATCAGAGTTCGATGCTATGCCTACTGAAGAAGAGCTTCGTGAGTATGCGAACCTTTATATTCAGAAGGAAGAAATCGGAGTTCCTGATGTTTGTCTTACAGTTAATTTCGTAAACTTAGCTGATACGATGGAGTATTCAGGTGTCGAGGCGCTCCAGACAGTAAATTTAGGCGATACAGTTACTGTCGAATTTCCTGACCTTGGTGTATCAGCTGAGCAGAAAGTAACAAAGACTGAATACGACGGTCTTAACGAGCGTTACACGTCAATCACTATTGGTAATATCGAGAAAACGGTTGACGTTACTCTCGAAGACCAGATGAATCAGATTCAGCAGAAGGTTTCTCAGGAAGAAGCTCAAAATGCCATCGACAGAGCGACTGGTGTCATGAACGCTGGTGTAAGAGGGCACGTTATTATAGGAAGAAACGACCAAGGCTTTGCTAATGAGATGTTCTTCCTTGACAATCAAAATGTGGCTCTTGCTAAGAATGTTCTTCGTATAAATGTTAATGGTATTGGCTTCAGTTCTAATGGTCTTCGTGGTCCTTATTATCAGGCATGGACACTTGACGGACATTTGAGCCTCGGTGGTGTTAATAACTCTCATGGAACACTGACTATCTTAGATTCAAAAGGAAGTATTTTAGGTCAGTGGGATAATAATGGTGTCGTCATTAAAGAAGGTCGCATTGAGTCTACAGATATCAGAACATCTAATGGGGCCTTCCAGGTTATTGAAGAGGGTGAAGATAGTGAAGGTAACCCGAGTGTTACAGTAATTCTTGGCGGTTTTATTATTGACGGAGAAAACATCAGGACAGACTCTCTTGGATGGCAGTCGAATAACCATGTAAATCCTGCTGATCAGTCATCTGCTTCTGCCGTTATTAATGGCGGATTCGAGTCATCAGGCGGGTCTAGTTCTGACGGTTATGCTGCTTTTAGAAAACTATGGCTTGATGACTCTTGGTATTACGGAGATACATCGGTACATGGCGAGTCAGGCAATCATCTTTGGGACATAACCGAAGTTCTTAAATGGCTTGATGATAGAATCGCTTGGCTTGAAAGTCATCAAGGTGGCGGCGGAGGTGGAGGAGATGGTAGCTGCTGTAGTGGAGAAGGCGGTGGCAGTGATGGCGCTTCCTGCGGTACTATTCCAGATACTGACGTTACGCCTTGCAGCGATGGATATAGTTGCGGATCTGATGGAGCAGCTTGTGGCGATACTGATGGGTCATCGTGTGATGGCGGTGACGGAAGCTGCTGTAGTGGAGAAGGCGGAGGTGGCGACGGAAGTTGCTGTAGTGCTCAGGATGGACCCGGTTGCTAAAAGGTGGAAGTATGAAGATTATTAACGGTGCCGATAAATTTGTTAAAAGTACAATCGGAACTCAGGAAATAGAAACAGATTTAGAATACGTGAAGAGTCCATATTTAGTTAAGGATGGTGACGCATTATTTAACACTCTTACAAGAGAAGCTATCCTTGTAGAAGACATAAACACTGACATTTCGTATTTAATTAAACACTGGTTTTATATTCCAAAAAGTTTTGACGCTTCAATACTTCATCATCTTATTAGACAAAGACGCCTTAAAATTGAAAACGGACCTGGTTCAAACTTAAAGCATTCTTACACTATATTTACCACCACTGCTTGTAATGCTGCTTGTTCTTATTGCTTCGAGAAGGGTTTTGATATTTTAACAATGTCCGAGAAAACCGCTGAGGATGTTGCTGCTTACATTCTAAGAACTAGAGATAGGAAACAAACAACAAATCTCGAATGGTTTGGCGGAGAACCTCTTTGTAATAAGAAAGTCATCAACATAATCTGTGATATTCTGAAGGAAAATGGTGTTAAGTATACAAGCGGTTTGACAACTAATGGCTCACTTTTACCGAAATGCACTGACGAAGAGTTAAAAGATATCTGGAATGTAACACACATTCAATTGACTTTTGACGATGTTGGCACTGGATATGACAAAGTAAAGAATCTTCCAGATGGCTCTTTTGATGAACTCATTAAAACAATGGAGCGACTTGAAAAGTTAAAGATATTTACTTATGTGCGCATCCACTATAATCCGGAAAAAGGAAAAGAGCCTTGTATTAAAGTTATTGATGCTGTTTCTAGATTTAATAACATTCGTCCGTATGCGAAACTACTCTATAACGAAGGTGGTTTAGAATACTATAAAGATGTTCTAGAGTTAAACGACTATATCGGATCAAAAGGAAAAGGGTATTACGTATTTCCAGCTGTTACAAAAACAAACCACTGCATGGCAGATACTAATACGATAATTGCTATAACGCCAGACGGTAATCTTACCCCATGTGGACACTATGCTTTTGGCGAGAATCTTTTCGGAAGTATTTACTCTAAGTATGTTAATGAGAATATTTTAAGGACGTGGAAGACAAGAGAAAAAGCAGTCATACCAAAATGCAAATCTTGTCCTCTCTATCCCTCATGCCGAAAGATAGTCATGTGTCCAGCAGAAGGTAAATGCTCCGAAGGCTACCAGTATTACCAGATTGAAACTATTAAAAGAGCTCTAAGAAAGAAGGTGGAAGAGCTTGGTTACCAAAATAATTGATCTGGATCTAAAAGATCCTAATATAGTACCAGCAATTCATGTGTCGAAACTCGACTCTGGTCTTAGAGCTTTTGAGTTTCATTTGTATGATGGAGATGCTATTTATCAGATTCCGTCAAATGTATCTATAACGATTCAAGGTACTAAGCCAGATAAAAACGGATTCGTTTACGGTTGTAACTACACACAGTCAACGGGAGTAGTTATTGCAAATTGTGCTGAGCAAATGACCACTGTTGTTGGAGATGTAGTTTGTCAGTTAGTATTAGTTGATACGAATAATAAAAGAGTGGCTTCATTTGTATTTATTTTAGTTGTGCATAAAAGTGCTACTGATAGTGATACTGTATATTCTGAATCTGACTTAGCGTATGCAAATGAGGTATTGAATAACTTACAGTCGGTTGGGGCATATGCTGATGCTTTAAATAATTTAAATGCTAAAGTTAATAGAATCCAGATGACATATATTTCTTCTGAAGAGCGTATTAACTTTAACAATCCTGCGTAAGGAGATAATATATGGCTGATGTTTCAAAATTAAGTATTGACAATAATGTATATAATGTAAAGGATAGCGTCGCTAGATCTGGTGTCGCGTCGAATGCTAGTAATATTGCAACAAATGCTAGTAATATTGCAACAAATGCTAGTAATATTGCAACTCAAACAGCGAGAATCGATCAAATCACCAATCTTCCTTCCGGCTCTACTTCTGGAGATGCCGAACTTATTGATATTCGTGTTGGTGCCGATGGAATCACTTATACATCAGCAGGCTCCGCAGTGAGGGCAAACGATTCCAAACTAAAGGATGTAGTTGATTTTAGCTTGTTCAATGTGATTCGTAAACCGTCAAAAATAAATTATCAGATTACTGCGAACGCGTGGCGATATAGTACTATTAACTACGGAATGCTGGTTCCAGTAAAGGCAAACGATATTTTGACTATTGTTACACCGGCGTCAAATCTAACTATCATTGCGTTTTTGAAAAGTTTAAACAGAATGACAAGCGAAGGACAGCCTGATTTTTCGTCTTCGTATCAGGGATATCGAGGTGTAGCGGCCGACAAACATGAATTTTATGTAGTGCCGAGTGATACAAATTATATCTATGTTTATCTGAGCGAAAACAATCAAAGCAGAGCGCCTGAGAGGGTTTATGTAAATAGTGAATGCGTTTATGGAACTGATACCAAATTAATGTATTCAAAGTATTCTGACCTTAATGTCCTAACGTTTGGAAATCTGTTAGAACCCGGTGGCTATATGGCCAGCTCGTTTGGATTTAATAACCATGACACGACCTTTGTTTCTTCAAAGTTTCCGTTAAGAGCAGATAGAACATTTTATCTGCACACAGATGGGACGCTGAATGTTTTAGTTATCAAGCTTGAGACTGGAAATAATATCTCAAATAAAGAGGTGATTGCACCACCTACATATGGTTCGCCGTATAATGCTCCGTATGACGTCCGTATCGATGCTGGTGATCTATTCGTGATCAGCATTCAGACATCTTCAATATCATCAGCAGTATCTTCGCTGAAGTTTTATGAAACACTTCCGAGGGAATCAGCGACATCGTATAAATCGTTTTATTCCATAAGGCTCTCCGATAGTAAATTCTCAGTCGAGAGAGCGAAAAAAACCATTATAGTACCAGTAAAAGGCGGTGACGTCATTGATTTATGTACGGCACATGCGCTGTGGTATAGTTTCGTGTCAAACGAAGAGATTACATACTACGAAGATGCCACTTTCGTGGACGGTGCTGGAAATACAGAATTGACTATGTCAATGGCATCATTAACAGTACCATCCGGCAGTAATTATGCTGTGATTCAGTATCCCGGCCATGCAGAGCCAGTGTATGTGGTTCTGAACAAAACATATGATGCTATTAACGAGAGAGATCTAGATAATGACGACTATATCTGGAAAGCAAGCGGCGATTTATATGAGGTAGAAAACTCTACCGGAATACAAAAATCCGTCTTCTCACCAAAGAATATACTTAACAATGGTATCCCAAAGCGCATTATTGCGGTAAATCATGACGACCTTGCAGAAGAGGACTGGGAATATATAAGAAAGGTTTATAATAAATATGGTTTTACCGCAAACTTCAGTGTACTTATAAACCCATTCGCCTCAGTTGATGAACGGGAGCGAAAAACGAAGGCTATTAAGCAGATGGTAAAAGATGGCCATCACTTTGGTCTGCATGGGTTTTTTAACACTTCGTACTGGCTGGCAAATAAGCTGTGGGACATGAGGCCAAATACAACACAGACATTTGCACCGTCACTGAGTTTATTGCGCGAACATTACAATAGTGAGTACTTCAGTAAACAGTATAATGCATCTTCCACATTTGGTGAACTTGGATATTTACAGCCAGGAAACACGCAAAATGTCGGTTCCATCGGTGATCTTACGTTTATAGCCATGTCGCTGTCGTATTCACTGGCGTATGGATCGAATAAAGTATCCGGGCTGGATCTAAATGGTAATGTGGTTACCATGACACATGGATTATGGCTTGAGCATTGGTATAACTTACTGATTGATGATACTATGGGATACTCTTATCCTACTACCGAAGTGCTCACTTATTTCATAAATAATTATGACGTTCCAGCTGGAACGCCACAAACGGCGGAAGCATATGATGTATATTATCCCGACGCGGAGCATCTTCTGAGTGGAAAGATCGTGTTTTTTGATGATACATCCAATCCCAATTTTAATAATTCTGAATATCAGAAGGTTGGACGATTCAACAAGGGTCTGTTTAAAGGCCACGCATCGTGCTGCAATTACGAGGCTGAAGATGTCTGTCTCAAGATAGCAAAGGCATTCTGCAAACACTATTATGGTTTTGAAAATATTACCGCATACGACCGTCATGGGCAGAAGTTTGTTGAGCTTTATTTTGTAGGAGATGATGGTTTTAGTATTTATGATGATTCAGGACATGAGTGCGTAGTCGGTGAATTTGGAAGAGTATATGACACAAAAAGAGGGGTGTTTGAAACACAGCAGGACATTCTTCTGAGAAACGGTATAACGTGCGAGACCCATTCTACACCATGGCCTTTAGTTATTGATGGACAGAACGGAATCTATTACGGAATGTGGGGCAATAAACAGCCTTATTTCTGGACGGCAGAAGGATTTGGTAATGCTATCAACTATCTCGATCTCATAGGGAGTAGGCCGGTTTGGAAAGACAATGAAACGTATACCATGAATGATATATATAATGTCATGAATGGGCATGGTGACTGGATCAAGTATGCTTATGAGAACGCGGGGAAGCAGATAGATAATGGTGCTGGTGGAACAGTCTATATGCATTCTTATCTGAAAAAACTTATAGATGGTATAAGGGCTTCAGAGGGTACTAATATGATTCCAACGCTTTCGCTCGATACAATCACGGTAAGTGCAAATAGTAGTGCCGCTGTTGAACTTTTATGTCAATATTGTGTAAAGAATAGTTACACGATTGTTCCACTTGAAGTTGCAAGACGCGCTGCTATTAGTTTTAATCCTGATTTTAAGCACAATTACTTCCCAAATCCGGCGTTTAATCGGCGGTTGCTTAACATGTTCGGTGGCGAATCTACAACGCCTTATGCATATATTCCTGAGGCTTTTGAACCGTGGGGGGCAGATAATGATCTGACCGGTCTGGATATAGACGTCGTTACGGAGTCAGGAAAACGAGTAATGCGCGTGAGTAATCCGCAAAGTACAGTTACGCTCTTAACAAGGATTTACGGTCTTGTTCCCGGTAATTATGAGTTTTCTATGTATGGCAAAAAAGATCTTTCAGCCAATAGAGCGATAAGTGTTGATGTTTATCTTCTTAAAAATAGTGATCCGTATGTATTTAGTCACTTATATGCTGATAATTTGTTATCATCTATATACACTTACAATTTTACTGGCACAGACTATGAAAAGGCATCTACTACGTTCACAATCCCAGAATTAATTGAGGAAACATATATCTATAATGATTATAGAGATGCTTTGACAAAAGGATATGGTGAAAACATTAGTTCTGTTATGATTATCATTAAATTTCCAGCAGGAACAGTTGGAAGTATTCACAGTCCATCTATAGTAAGACAACTAAATTAACTTAAAGAAAGCGAGGTATCCTCCGTTGTTTCATTTACTTTAATCCTAACCCAGAAGGTAAATCGGTTGGTGATTGCGTACTTAGGGCACTCTCCAAAGCCTTGTCTAAACCGTGGGAGTATGTGTATCTCGCTCTCACGGTGCAAGGCTTTATGATGGCTGACTGGGGCAATTCCAATTCGGTTTGGGGAGCGTATTTAAAACACTTAGGTTACCGAAAATATTCTATTCCCGATTCATGTCCTGACTGCTACACGGTTAAAGACTTTTGCCGTGATTACCCAGTCGGGACTTTTATTTTGGGAACAGGAGATCATGTCGTCTGCGTAAAGGATGGAGACTATTACGACGCCTGGGATTCAGGTCGTGAGGTTCCTGTCTTTTATTATGCGGCGAATTGAAAGGAGAGCTAAACCACTATGTATCCTTATGACAACTCTTATACAGGATTTACGCCAAGCCCATACTATTTCCAAAACGTACCTACTCAAAGGTCTGTAGCACAGAATCAAAATAACACTTTCCAGTGGGTTCAGGGACAGGCTGGAGCAGAAGCGTATCCAGTAGCACCCGGAGCGTCAGTCATCTTAATGGACTCGAATGCTCCGGTTATTTATTACAAGTCCGCAGATCAGAGCGGAAGATATTTACCAATGAAAACATACGACCTTGTTGAAAGAACAGAGCCAGTTCAGGGCCCGAATGAAGCTCCAAGTATCGACACATCGTCGTTTGTTAAAAGAGATGAGATAGATGGTTTGATTGCTAAAGCGGTGCTTAATTACTTAAACGCCCCTGCAAAGGAGGGAAAGTAAACCATGGGAAATCCTTTCTTTAACCAGAATCAGCCAACTAATAACCCGATGATGAACATGATCCAGCAGTTTCAGCAGTTCAAGGCGAACTTTCAGGGTGACCCGAGACAGAGGGTTCAGGAACTTCTTAATTCTGGTCAGATGAGTCAGCAGCAGTTTAACTATCTTTCGAATCTCGCTCAGCAGTTTCAATCTATGTTTAATAGAAAGTGAGGTTTGTTTATGGCATTGACAGACAATGGCAACGGACTTAGTGCGGCTGATGTGGCTGCAGTAGTCGGAAACGGCAATGGTGGTTTTGGAAACTGGGCAGATGGCTCTTTCTGGATCATCATTCTGTTCCTTTTCGCTTTCATGGGTAACGGATGGGGAGGTTTCGGAGGAAATGCCGGTATGTTTCCTTACATGATGAATAACAATACCAACGCAGATGTTCAGCGCGGCTTCGATCAGCAGGCTCTTATTGGTGGTATTAACGGCATTAACGCTTCTATTGCTTCTCTCGCTCAGGGTCAGTGTAATGGCTTCAACAACGTAGTCAACGCTGTTACTAACTCTCAGTTCGCAACAGCTCAGGGTATGAATTCTCTTGCAATGGGACTTCAGAACTGCTGCTGTGAAAATAGAGCTGCTGTTGCAGATCTTAAGTATACCGTTGCGACCGAAGCATGTGCAGATAGAGCTGCAGTAAACGATGCACTTAACGCGCTTACCAATGTTGTTAACGCTGGCTTCACTGGAATTCATAATGAGCTTTGTCAGGATAGGCTTGAGGCAAAGGATCTTCGGATTCGTGAGCTTGAGAATCAGCTTAATGTTGCAGCATTCAACACCTCTCAGGTTGCACAGACTGCACAGCTTGAGGCGTTTATCAGAGCTAATCAGACGACCCCGGCTACAACTGCTGGTTGATGGAGGTATTAAATGGAAAGACTTTACTATGACGTAAAGGAGCTCCTCCATAAAGAAATCTCTAAGATTGTAGAAAAGGGATCTCTTACGCCTCAGGAGCTCGACAATCTTTACAAGGCGATTGATGTGTTAAAAGATATTTGTGAAATCACTTCTATGGAAGGTGATGACGGAGGGTATTCTGAGCGTGGTTACTCTATGTGGGGACCGAACCACGACAGATACTATGATATTCATGCTTATAGAAATAGAGATTCGATGGGCAGATATTCCCGGACCGATGCCAAAGAGCGTATGGTAAATGGTCTCTATTCTATGATGGGTGACGCCACTTCTGAGGCTGAAAGAGGCGCCATTCAGGATTGTATTAATAGGCTTAAAACCTAAATGAACGCTTATCAGGCTGGCCAGAGGGTGCTGTGCGGGGACTATTCTCAGTACA